AAAAAGAATTGATTCGGACGACTTTGCGTAGTCTTTGTAGGTATTGTTAAATACTCGTCACGGCTTAATCTTTCCAAAGAATAGTCCGTACCGTCTCTTCGAACAACAACTGATAAAATATCTATAATATCCTTATCCAGATTGTAATTACCCGTACCCTGAACAAGCGCTTGTGAGCGCTGTTTTATTGTCCACTGGTTTAAGCCTCTGTTGGCCCAATCCGCTAACAATAGATTAAGCGACCGTTTCGCTGTTTTTAGATCATAGCCTGTACGTACCTCCAAGCCACAACGCTCAAAAGCTTCTTCAACGTAATCGGCTACGTCTAATTCAAAGTCTTTACTACCCGATAAGGCCATTTACTTCTTCTTTCTAACGGCTCCGCCTTTACGCATTTTCTTAACCATGCCACCGCCTCGCATTTTCTTAACAGGTTTTTTCTTTACTTTTCTAGGTTTCATCGCCATTTTTTAGTCTCCTATATAGCTGTTTTCTAATTTCATATATGTCTTCAGCATCGTACTCGTCACCATAACTAGCATAATAACCTTTTTTATTCAACTTATCTGCGGCTTTCTGTAAAACGGATAACCTTTGTACAAATATCATACAATAAGTTGTTTCATTTTCATAATCAAAAGTTACTTCTTCCACAAACTCACTGGGCTCGTCATCCGGGTGAAAACCCATAACCCATATATCCTTATCAATAAACATACCGTTGGATATAGCTTCGTTTAAATCATGAAAATACTCATGAAACTCTTCTGCGCTTTTATCGTTCGCTAAATCAATGATGATAGCTAGTTCAAAATTATCGTCAAACTGGGAAATACAGGAATACAACTGCTGATAATTATCTTCTTTTTTAAAAAGTAGCGCTGTTTTCTGCTCTAATAAAGATTTTTTTGCGTAAGGGCACGGCGGTAGGTTATTAAAAAGCGGGGAAGGTATAGATAAAACTTCTTCCGACCACCTCATGACTTCGGTTACAATTTCCTTTTCAATAGGATCACTGTAGAAATCTAAGTTCATAACCTAGAAACCGACCCTTTTGTGAGTTTACGACGATTTGATAGAATTTTGCCGCAACCTTTTGCAACAACACCACCCTTAGACATGCGTTTTACTTTGGCCGCCTTAGTGTTTGAAACAACTTGCTTTCCTTTAGCGCCTTCACGCTTCTTTTTACGAGCTGTTGTAGCCCTTTGAGACTTGCTAAGACTATTCGCTTTAGCCCTTGGTAAGCACCTATCAGGATTCTTTTTGTTTTTTGAAGTACCGCATTTACCCGCGATGTTACCGCTGCTATCAACTCTGACCCAGTCTTCATTTAACCACTCCTTTAATTTACCCATTTACTTACTCTTTTTTTTACTAGCCTTTGCGTAATTAGGATCTTTACAATATTTAGATGCAGCTAGATTAGCATACGCTGACGGATAAGTATCAAAAGTTCTTTCTGCCCAAGCCTTACCTTTTGGACAAATCTTACTACCCTTACTTTTCGGTGATGCTTTTTTAGATTTTTTTGAATACGCCATATTTTAACCTATAAAAGCTTGGAAAAAAGGCATTCCTATTATTATAATAATAACACCCCAAAGTTTGTTGCCCACGGACTTTAATGAAGTCAAAAACTCATTTTGTCTTTCCTCAATACGTTTATAACGTAAATTGCACTCGGCTTCATGTTTTTCAAGTCTAGCTAAAATATCCTCGTTTCTCATTGTAAAATCCATTCTGAGCAGGCTCGTTGGTGTTGTAGTATATTACCTTTATTAAGTTTTATTTTTTTACCACACTTGCAAACCCAAAAAGGTTTGTTTGCAAAGGTTTTTTTCATTTTTGCTATGCTTTCTTTAGTATGCGACTTACCTTCAAAACGAGAAGACTTACTAGCCATTTTACGCATTACTTCGGTTATTTTTTCAGGGTTTAGCTTTTCTTGTATTTTTAACCACTTAGCTCTACCACCCTTAGAACCCGCCTCCGCAGCACCTATGAGCCAACCTTTTCTATCCCCCTTCCAAGGAAAACCCATTTCTAGGTGAAGACGATGATGTTCTTCAGGGGTGACAGCTATCAAGTTTTCAATATCATTATTGTTTCGGTCGCCATCTATGTGGTGTATATGATATCCTTTAGGCACAGGACCATGTGCCTCTACGTATATTTTACGATATATACGGTCACGGCCCATACTTCACCAAGCCTTACACGACCAGTACCGTGCACTAAACTTATCTTTAGACGTTTCGCATTTGTGCCTAGCCCTGAAGCTTTTTCGTCGAGCAGGCTGTGCTTTTTTTATTTTCATATTAGGATCACCAAACCGAACAAGTTTAATCTGATCGCCCTTTTTAGCTAAAACAGCGCTTTTTTTATTCTTACCGGGAGTTCGTTTAGGCTTATTGTACCCTGAAAAAACTTCACCCCTGTATTTTATTTTACCAGATGGAGTACGTGTAACGTTTTTAGTAGAAGCCACACTCGTCTCCTAATTATAAAACACAGTAACGTTAGAAATGTTTGTTAATACAGCAAAGCAACCCTCTGGAAAAACCATACCTTCGTCGGGTACATAGACGTTATCGTCTGTATTATTGGCAAAAGCTAACGTTAAAAAAGTAGTCCCGTTTGCGTCAGATCCGTTTTTTAAAACTAAGGTGGGACTGGTTCCACAGGTGTAGTGAATTGCTTTTACGCGAGTTCGTCCACCAAACACAGCACCTGAAGCGGTTAAATGGGTAGCTTTGACATCTGAGGCCATTTTAAATCCTTACTACGCCCAGAACACAGTAACCGAAGTACATGCTGTAAACGTTGAAACGTAAATATCGCTTACACGTATACCTTCGTCGGGTATGTTTACAGAATGTGTGTCAGAGGCATCTAAATCCATATCAAGAACAGTCGCTCCGCCATTACCATCCGTGAAGGTAATACGAGGTGTTCCTGTGGTTGTTTTTACTTGAACTTGTCGAATACGAGCAGGACCAACACCGGCAGAACCGGTGCTTGTCAAGCGTTTTGATCTTACATCAGAACCTGCCATAGGTCACTCTAAGAGAGCGCTGCACCAACGGCAGTTACCCAAGCGGCACCTGTGTTAATCACTAAACAATATTCGTTATTACCTGCACCGTTATCGCTGATAACGTAAACAGTTCCTGCGGGCACAGAACCAAATGCAGGTAGGTTTGCTGTAGTTACTACGGGGTATATGAAGGCCGCGTCTGATTTGACGGGACCTGAAAAAGTTGATCGAGCCATGTGTATCTCCTGTCGTGGCTAATGTCAGTCACACAATGTAACTGTCAGGGTTATTTTATAATACAGTATAAGATACAAAAAAGAAAGGGGTAACTTTCGTCACCCCTTTCCGGTTTTTAGTTATGAAACTAAGCTTACGCTCCGGGTGTACCGAATACGCTACGCCAGTCTGAAACGCCAAAACTATAACGCTCACGCGCTTTGAAACGCATGTTACCAGTGTCAAAATCACCTTCCATTGCCGTTTTAATTGGCGAACGGTTGAAGAATTTGAAGCCGTTTGGTGCATCTGTTTTGATGAAATATGCGTCGCTATCTGTGAGGAAGTGGTTTACCACTGCTCCATCAGGTAACATACCCATGTTTTTCATTGCGTTAAGATCGTTATCCGCAGTACCTGAACGTAGGTTAGAGTTAATTACTCTTTCTGCGATAAACTGAAGCTCTTTTGGAATTACAAGCTTCATGCCGCGTACAGCAATCTTAAGACCACGTTCGTCTGTCATACCTGCAATCTCGATTAACATTTGCTCTAATGATGTCTCATTAAGGTCAGCCGCTGTTGCGAGAAGGTTAGTTTGATTTCCAGATAAACTAGGATGCGCGTTTGAACAAAGTGCTGCACCATCACCAATAGCAGAAGCGCCTGCTGTGAACGCATTGTTCAGTATAGCAGCAGCTTTTATTTGCTTGGTTTGAGCCATTGAACGAGCCAATGCCTTAGTGTAGCGCGATGCAAGACGATCATAAAGATTGTCTTCAATAGCTTCCTCAGTGATTGAGAATGCAAGCGCAATAGTTTCGTGGGTGTAACGAGCTGTGTACGTCTCTTGAGCATCGTCAAAGCTGATGGCAGTGCCTTCGCCTTTAACAGGTGCTGTTGAGAATCCACCAAGCATTACTTCTTCTTCGAAGGCTCTGTCGGAACTTTCCTCTTCAAAGATTTCGCCATGCTCGTTCTCGTAACGATTGTATTCTAGCCCAAATAAAGCATTAAGGCCGGGTTCTAGCTCTTTAGCCAGTTGACTTCTTGAAATAGCCATTAGTTAACCTCCTTATATACCAGTCGATGTCGCGGTAGTTTGCGAATCAAAACGGCTAGTTGGTGAATTGAAATGAGCGTTAATACGAACAATCAAAGGAATGCCGGCAGAAGCGAAATCGCTGTTTGCTGCATCATCCATAACACCTACGATACGAAGCGGTAGCGTCGCTGTAGTGTTAATTGTTGAAACGCCCAAGGCGGAATTAGAGTTACCATTGTCGGTAGACCCTGTACGAGCAGACGTACCTAAAGACGCATTCGCGAAGACTGCGGCTTGAGCTGTTGCTCTATCGGTTAAAGAAGCGTCAGACGCAACTTTAAATAGCTGATTTGGATTGTCAGCAACAAACGCCTTTACAGGGTGGTTTGTATCAACGCTAACAGAACCCGAACCGGGCCAGTAGTTAATGAAGACTGGTTTCTTTGAAACTGAGTCAACGTATTCTACACCCATCAGGACACCTAATGCTTGCGTAGTACCACCATTAGTAGCACCTGCACGATCAATAACGCCTGCGGCCAAAGGCACGCAAAGACCATATTGAAATATAGCATTAGTATTATTGGATGCGATTTCATACTGAGTTACCCCAGTAGAGTTAGCCGCAGAGCCATTAAGCCCGATAGGACGTAGACCATAGGCAGTGTTTTGGTTTGCCATAAGATTTTCTCCTAAAGAGGGTGGTCCTTTTTATTTTCTAGGGCCACCAAAGGTTACACGAGATTGACGATCAGCATTACTGATCCTCATTGATGAATGTGCATTCTCACGCATCATATCGTGATCCACAGCTTCCATTTGGTCCTGACTTCTTTTTCTAAAATAATCAGTCCTCTCGGCTACTGTTTCTAACGGTATTCTGGCAAGAAGCAGTCCGCCTACACCGAAGACACCTTGATATTTACCTGTTTCTACTACTGGAGATTCAAAGTCAGGGTACTCGTCCTTACGAACTAATTCCCAACCTTCTCTCATTTTCGCACTGATGTTTTTAGTATCATCAAAACCGCGCGTTTCGGCACGTATCCAACGATGCTTAAATCCTTCAGGGGCAGGTGGTGCATCTAACATTGACGGGGGAGCCCAAGGCTTACGAATTGCCTGTTTTTCCCTAGTTTGGTTGGCGCGAGAAGCCCTATTGATTGTTGAACCTGTTTGTTTTGTTTGTTCTGTCATCGATCTACTCCTTCACGTATTTCGCATATTCTTCAAGCGGCACACCCAATTTCTTCGCTATCGCGACTTGGCTAGGAGTGAGTCTAACCTTTTTCCCACTGCGTCCAGAATTATTTCTAGAGGCTCCAACAACCGTCTGAACGGGTCGTCTGTTAGTAGCCTGTTTACCCGTATTAAACTTTGAAGCAATACGGTTATCTAGTTCACTATAGTAGTCATCGGACTTCGGGTCAAACCCTTCTTCTTCAACTAACTTTTTATGTATACCAAAAGCGGCATATGTCATAGCCTCGTCTGAGCCAAACCAACTGTTTTGTAAAGCCCATTTCTCTGCTTTTGGATCGGGTCTTTTAGGTTGTTGCGCGGGCATGGGCTGACGAGAAGCGTGTTGTTGTGCCGCCGCTGCCTGCTGCTGTGCCGCCGCTTGTTGTTGTTGTGCCCGCTCCGATTGCGCCCTAGCTTGGTTAGCTCTGTCCGCTTGGATAGCTAAAGTTGTAAGATTACGTTGCGCCTCAACCGTTGCAGAGGCGTCACCTAGGTCTATGGCTCTAGCTAAAGCGGCTTCGGCTTGCTGCATCTGACTTGTCACACGATTACTAAATTCAGACACATAATTATTGTCTAAATTTTGCATACGTGCTTTTAAACTCTGTGATTCGGTTTGTAACCCCTGCGCATAACGAATCGCTTCTTTTTCACGACGTTCTGCTTCGCGCATTTTTTTCGTAAGACGGTCAATACGCTTTTGTGTTGAACTCTCCGCTTTTTTAAACTGGTCGTCTTTCGAATCAGGGGCAGTTTCGACAGACACCTCCGAGGGCTCGGGTCCTGCTTCCTCAACCTCGATTTCTATATCGACGGTTTCTTCTTGGTTTTCCATAAGTCTTTTCCTTTATGTTAATTGATGAATATCTTCTGGATCTAAAATTGTTGAAAGTATCTCGTCATCATTTAGAATACGGACTTCTCCGCCATCTATCTGGAAACGAGAACCTGCGTAACGAGCAAATAACACCCATTGTTTTTCCACGCACCACGGTCCCGATGGAAACTTAGTTTTGTCCCCATAGGCAAGTGGCCCTGTTTTTAGTACGTAACCCACTTGTGTGGATATTTGACTTTTTTCCTGTGTTTCATGCGGTAAAAATATACCGCCTGCCGTTTTAGCCCGGCCTTGGTAAGGTAGAACTAATATACGCCAACCCGTAGGCTCAGGCATTCTGTCAAGAAGAGATTTACCAATCATATCAGGATTTAACCGAGGCTTATCTGTGTAAGCATCAGCAAGATTAGGTTTATCTGATGTTTTTATTGGTTCTGATGCACCCGCCTTTAAACTGCTTTTTATAGTTTTAGGTAGTGCAGACAAATCTATTTTAGATTTAGTCATGAGATCGCTCCTGTTTCTCTAGCAGGCCCTTGAGTTCCTGTTCCACGTGATTTAGGGCTTCAATGTTGCCCATAAGCTCACGATACTGCTCCATAGATTTTACATTTCCAAACTGCATTAAATCTATGATCGCTTGGCGTCTTTCTCTCAAGATTCTGAAAGTCGCTTCCGCAATTAATATTTCATCCATCAACACCTCACACGTTATAGAATTATGTTATATAAACCCCCTTAGCAAATATATATACGATGCGCTAGGAAAAAATACAGGATTATGGGATTATTTCAAAGTGAGGTGCATCAATGAAAGGTCTTCGATTTTGCATACGTCTGAGGTCGATATAACTATTCATAGCCTCCTCCATCGTACCGTTCCACTCGGCTATATTTGGAACTGTCCAAGCCGCGCCCCATCTTATCTTAACATTTAATTCTCTTGCGGATTCTGCGACAGCTTCGGCTATGTCGTCATATAAACTTATTTCCCAACTTGCCCTAGAACCGCAGTAAGCCATCAAGTCTACAGCTAACCCTTCTAAATGTTTTGATTTGTAGGTTTTACTAGCACCTTGTTCAACAAGTTCTATCTGCTCTTTCATCGTTCGCAATCCGCATACCACGCCAAAGTCTACGTTTGTTTTTGTAATGGCTACCTTTACAAGATAAGCAAGCTTAGGATCTACCCCCTTAAGCTTTCTCAAACTTCTACGAGAAAGCTTAAATGTCATTTTGTAAGACCTTTTGTTTTTTCAAAAGTACGTAGACCACCTAAACCTAACATACCCATAAGAACGGTCATGAGGCTACCCATGTCAAACTCGGGTAGTTCAGGTGTTTCTAGTCCCGTATAGGCAAAAATAAATATTAGCATGGGCGCTAAAACAAAATGCCAAACCATAGCAAAGGATAAACCCCACCCTAAAAATGGCCGCCAACCTGCTACAAAAATAGAACGGTGACTAGCTTCAATTTTGTTTATTTCAAGTTGACCCATATTAGCTTCATGGGCTTGCTTTTCAGCCATAGTAGCTATTTCATGAGCTAACTTAGCACGTTCATCCGCGTCAGGAATAAATTTGTCTAATAATTTAGATACCGGTGATATTAAAGCCTGTAACATTTTATCACTTTAAATCTTGAGGTGTGTAGTAAAGTTGTGACAAGGGATTCTTACCGCCCATAATAGTTTCGTTAGCTTGCATACTTACTGTATTAGGTTCGGGCCTAGCAAAAGGATTTTGACCTGTTCTATCGGGTTGTAGTCCTTTGAGCCCATAGTCGGTTGCTACTACATAAGGGTTTACAAAAGGACCATTATTTATATAACCACCGTGTGGAGTAGTAGGGTCTGACATACCTACGGTAGTACCTGTGGGTATTCCCAAATCAATGGGATCAGGGTATGGATTCACGTCTTCGTAAGGAACAGCAGGACCTGTTGGAACGGATACGGTATCAGGAGGAGCACCTGTATCATTGGGGTTGCGTTCAACATCTTGATTGGCACCGGTATTAGGTGCGGGTGTAGGGGATGGATAAGCCTCGGAAGGTGGAGCATAGGAGTTACTGCCGCCAGTAAAAGCGGCTAAAGCCGCCGCTTCTTCTGGAGTAAGAGTATTACTTGTATCTACTGTCATAATACCCCCGGTATGAGGGGTGTTCTCCTGTGTAGGTAAAAGTGTAGGCTGCCCTGAATCAGGGACCTTTACCGTTTGGTCAAAACCGTAGGCACCCTTAGTTGAATCAAACAGCATCTTGTTAAATAAGCTCATTATAATACTCCTTGAAAGCGCTGAGGCCTAGCTATAGGGCTAAAACGTTTTAATGCTTTTGTCTTTTTAGTAGGTCTTTTTTTAACACGCATACTAACAACCTATGTAACTACCACCGCGTTTAGCCGCGCCCATTCCTCTTGCTGTTTTCTTAACAACAGGTTTTGAAGCATCGCCCTTATAATCTACCACCGCCGCAGGGATTGATACGGACGCTGTGCTACCATAAGGTATTCTACCTTGGTCGTCTATCTGCGCATATGTCACTGCTTTTGGCGTTGGGGACGGGGCTTTACCCATATATTTTACTTTACCTGTCATGAGCCTTCTCCTTTTGTAGATGCTGCTTTTGCTTGTTGTTTTAATATTTCTCTCTGCATAGACGAATCAATCCTAGCTTGAGACGTAGCTTCTTGAGACTCAAGCCTTCTATCGAACTGTTCATTACGGGATTGAGCTTTCTGAGCGTCAAGTTGAACCTTAGTTTGATCCAACTGTTGAGACGCTTGGTTATCCTGCGCCCGTATTTGCAACTCTTGCTCTTTAAGCTGAACAAGTGGATCGGGTTGACCTGCTCCCGATAATTGCTGACTAAGTTGCTGTACTTGCTGCAAACCTTCAGCCATATACTGCGCCGCTAAACTTTCAACTTCTAGCATATCACCCTCTGAAGCCGATTGACCACCTTTTTGCTGTACTTGCTGTAAATAAGCAACGGCAGCTTTTTCTTTAGCTTCAATCTGTACATGCTCCATAACATGTTTCTGTAAGGAAGCGGCATGTGCAGGATTACTTGAAATCATAGGGCTCATACCAAAAATTAAATGTGCTGTAATATGCGCCATGTGATTCTGACCTTCAAAAGCATGAAGAGGTATCATATCCAAAACATCAATGTTTTCTTGCGCAGGGTCTACTGGAGACGGCTGATTAGGCGGAACCTGCTTCATTATTCTATCGACATCTGTAACACCTAAAGCTTCGTACATATCTCTGAAAACTTCAGGTAAATTATGTAATTCAGGCGCTTGTGTAGCCAACTGTAACTTCGTTTGAGCCAGTACAATACGTTGCGATTGACTGAATACATTAGGATTACTTACAGGTACTATATCAACTCTACCGTCAAAGTCTGTGCTCATCACCGTTTCATCGGCACCTGCCACAGAATATGGATATTGCTGCGGTAAACTCTCAGACATAACCCGCGATAAGATCTTAAACTCTTTACGCATCGCATAATGTAATCTTTTATGAACAGCGCTCATGACACGTGAGCCTTGTTCCATCATAGCCATCGTTGTTCCGACGGCCGCGTTCTCGTTACCGTCGCCCACGCGCATATCTGTAATAGTCGCGAACCGTTGACCGGCTTGTACAACAAAACCTAGCAAATTAAATAGGGTCTGGTCAGGTCCTTTGAAAGGAAGTGGCATTAAACTGTCACGAATAGCGCCGCCCGGAGCGTCTACGTCTCTAAATTCTCCCGGTTGTAGTGGATCATCGTCATCCCTGATCCGTAGACCGCGGGCCTTGAAACCCGCAGGAAGGTTCGAAAGTGTACCCGCATCAATTAATTGTCTTAAAGAAGAAGTAGCGGCTCGAGATAAACCACCAATAGTGTGAATTAACCCTAAACCATAGAAACCAAACCCCGGTAAGAATTTGAAATGTGTGAAATATTGTATTTTTTTCTTACGCTCGTCGTCTTCTAAGTAATTTCTACGAATAGAGAGTATTTCACCGTTGTCCTCGGAAATAGTAACAATATAGGGTACCTTAATTCCTGTAGGTTCACCGTCTTCACCTAAATCTTCATAACCTTCTAGGTCCAAATCTACATGGCATTCCAGTATAGTACAGTCATAATCTATTTGATTAGGTTCAAAACCTTCAATACGGTTCATTTCACCTTCTAATTCAGACATTTCACCTTGTGCAGGAATAACATCAACGTCTAGGTACGTACCCGCAACCTGTCTTTTACGTAAATCGTTAAGAGACATACGTACAACTTGCGTGATATTAGGGCAGGTTTCTAGGTCGGCAGTCTCGTAAGGAACAACTAAATTTTCTGCTGGAACGAACTTAGATACTGCGCGGCCTAGGGTTTCATCATAGTACGTTTTTTTAAATGTGGAACCCGCTAAAGGTAAATAAAACAACATCTGGTCCATATCAGGTGTATATTCTTCCATTACATCCGTAATGTAGTAGTTCATAAACTGACGAACGCGCGTGGATTGTTGTATCTTTTCAGGTGTATCGTCACCCATAACAACCGTTTTTACAGGACCGCCCGCAGGAAGTAGTTCATTAAAGGCTTGCGCTTGGAATTGTGTGGCTGCTTCGGCTAGTAAAGGGTGCGTAACCCCAGAGGCTCCTCTAAAAGGTTGTGTTCTCTCGTCATAAGTAAAACCAAGAAGCTCTAAACCATTCGTGTAAGCGTCTTCCCAGTCTTGTCTTGACGCTTTGTTAGCATCAAAATCACCTAGAAGTTCACTCGATATTCTTGCAAGTTCCCTATCGGGTATCTCCTCAGCAAGGTTTGCATGAAAGTCGTCATTTGTTCCGCGTTGGTCCTGTGGATCAAAGTCAATTACAACACTTCCGTCTTCTTCAGCCGTGATTTCTATACCATCCGAATCTACTTCGGTAGCCATCATAACTTCACTGTTAGGAACTTCTAAAACAATTTCTGCGGCTATATCTTCGCGGTCAATTTGCGACGGTATATCCATCAGACCTGCATTTGGTGAACCATTTGCCATTTCTAATCCTCGCCGTTACTTGAACGTCCTCTTTCCATAATACGTTCAAGTTGCTTTAACATTTCTTCATTAGCAAGACGCTCGCCTCTAGCTTCCATACCTGCCGCGTTAAATATACGTTGCTCTACTGCTTGGTTGCGTTTATCCATCTTACGCGCAGGAGCCTCTTTTTTCACAGCATCTAATAAGGCTGAAATACCTAAACCCTCACGTGTAGGGCGCATAGACTCTTCCAATGATTCTGTAGTGTTTGCAGGGTCATATATCTCACCTAAACGGTAAGACGAAGCTCCGGGAAATTCTTCTTGTAAACTTTCCATCTGATCCTTCATAGAAAGAATACCTTCGCGCGTAAGATCCATAGTAGATTCGGGGTCCGCGATCCGCATGTCTTCTACACGGTCCCTTAAAGAACCAAGACCTTCTCCAAACACAGGACGCGATTCTGTTGTATCATAAGTATTAGCAGGTTCGTATATCTCGTCTGGGCGATACGGGTCAAAACTAGGCTCCTCATATGGGAAAACCTTATAATCATTCATGTTCAATGGTTCTGGGAACTCTACAGCTGCCCCGCCGTCCTGTAAGTAATTAATAAAACCGCCTGCCCCTAGATTTACTATAGTGTCCATTTGGTACCTTTTAATTCAAACATTAATAATAAACCTTTACTCTAGCAGAGGTTTCCTCTTGATCCCAGTCATCTGTTGGTAGCTGAACAAAGTTGCCTTGTCTATAACGCATCAAGGCTTGTGTCATACTATCAACTAAGTCATCATACTCCCCATTCGGAAAAGCTGCAACCTCCTCAATCAATTCATCCGAAAATGTTTCATCAGGAGCCCAAACCATACCCGCTTCGAAAAGTGGTGATACACTATGTACTCGTGTCACCTTATCATTACCACGGCTCGGTGTAAAGTTAACAACGGGTATTCCTAGATTTCTTAATTCTTGTGTCAAAGGGGTCCCACTCGCTTTCGCTTCTATAATAACTGAGTCCGGTTCCCAAAATTTATAATTATCTAAAGCAATCTGCTTAAGTTCAGGAAAATCCCAACGGCCCTTCTTACTATCCAATAAAATAATATTGGGACCCGAACCACCCTCATTAGGATAAAACACGCCCCACGTCGTAATCGCAGAAAAGTCAGCCGTCTGCTTTTTACTAAACGCCGTATCATAACTTTGTATAACATACTCAAGCTGTGGTATCTTCTCCTTTTCCCATATATTCCACCACTCACGCTTTATTATAGCGTTTTCCTCACCCGTAGGTTTTTGTTGATATTGCGCGTTCCATTTAGACGCGGGTATAGATGCGCGGACCGAGATTAAATCATCGAGGCTCCAAAACTCAGGCCAACAAGGGGTCCCGTCATCAAAAATTGCAGGTAACTCAACAACTTCCCATTGATCCGCTAATGGATCTTTAGCCATAGCTTTTAAAAGTTGACCCGTCATATCCTTCTCAGACCACCGCGTTTGAACCAAAACAATAGAACCTCCCGGTTGGAGCCTCTGGCGGGGGCCCCCAGTGTACCAATCCCAAGCATCCTCAAATCCTGAATTAGACATAGCCGTCTGTTCCGAATGCGGGTCATCAATAATCACTAAGTCACCACCACGGCCCGCGAGGTTTGAACCCACACCCACCGCATAGTACATTCCACCCTTGTTCGTGTCCCACCGACCACTGGCCTTACTGTCTACCGCTAACTTTACTTCAGGAAAAATATCTCGAAACTCTTCCGACTCCAACAAGTTCTTAGTCTTACGACCAAAGTTTACCGCAAGTTCCGTCGTATGCGTTGCTTGAATGATCTTCTTATTCGG